AGCATCTGGTCCGTAATTAACTATATCATCTTTATTTTCACACATATCTCCCAAGCAATTTTTATCTACTTTATGGTGTGTTACATGTGATGGTATTTTAATATAATGATACAGAAAAACATGTTGGAATGTGTATATTAGGGTATAAAAAAGTATAGCATAATTACTTAACGGTAAATATTTTTCTTTAAAGTATAAATTAATTGGTATAAATACTCCTCCTCCAATTACTGTTAGATTAAGCAGAAATTCTAAAATTTCAGCACTAATATATTTATTAATTTTCTTAGTATGGTGAACCAGATGTAATTTTTTAAATAAAGGTATTTTATGCGACCATACGTGTATAAAATACGAAAAGAAAATTAGAAAGTAAGCTGTTACAAAAACTTTAGAATAGTTTTTAGTTATATTACCTAAAATTAAAAATAATATATTGAATGCTATGTAAAAATATCTATTATATAACAGAGATTCTAATACAGATTTAAATTTACTATTATTTTTATTATAGTAACTATTCATAATAATAATATAATATAATTAATATTATCGTTAAATTTGTAAATGTTTAATCAATAATTTATCATTGAAATTAACAGATGCTATATTATCTATAAATGAATAATTAAGGCAATGATAATTATTTACAGTGGTTTGTATATTTTCAATTAGTTTATCTGATAATGGTGTGATTTTGGGAACCAGTCTAAAAAAACTAGCTTCATCTGAGAATGAAGAAAAATAATTACCTATAATTAAACTTGAATTACATAATATATTGAAATCAACCATAGATGATTCCATATCTTCATATTTATTTCGATCACATATTTCTACACCCGTTGTAAACACATTGTTTGTTTCCCCGTATTTTTTAATATATTCTTTATAAAATCGTGTTGTATTGGAAACAATTACAATAGGTAAGTTACTTTTAAGTTTATCAATTATGGAAAAAAACTTATGAAGCGGTGAATTTTCTATAAAGTTAACAACTTCGTTGGCTTTTATATCAAGACTATCAAATTCTTCATTTATATCCCTATAATGAATAGCAATATATTCATTACCTACTTCACTTGTAAAACGATTTAATTTATCTTGAATATTTTTTTTGAAAACTAAACTATTATAAAATCCTTGTTTTTCTTGTAAGAATTTTAATCTTTGAATATCTTTGTATTTAAACTCATGGCCTCCTTCCAATAGTAAATATTCAAATGTATTTTCCTTGTCTTCTGTTACTTGCACAATACTATCAAAAATTGAATTAGTATGAACTCTTCCAAAGAATATATATTGGGAGTCTTTAAATTCTTCCAGACTAATTTGATTTACACTGTCATTGGGCTCAAATACATGTTCGAATTTTATATTACACTCAGGTGTTGAATCCCAGCAAACATATAAAGTTAGCTTAAGGTAATCGCATAGTATTTTAGAAGACGCAAGCATTTTAAGTCTATTTCCAAATCCCTGGGTAGTTATTACTATAAGTCCTTTTGTAATCATATATAACTACTAATAAAATATTATAATATTTTATCTTTATATCATCTAATTACTTACGGATAATTTAATATTTTCAACTTCGTTATCGATATTTGATTTATCTTCGATTTCAAGGTAATTGTGTGTATATGTAATACCAAAATAATTTATAATATGCAGAGCATCTGCGTATGAGTCCGAAGAATAAATCAGTTCGTTCAAAATTTCACTTAGTTCAATTGAATTAGTAATATAATCAGCATATGAATCACCATATTTATGTTTAAATCCTTCTTGTTTAAGCAATAAGATTAATAAGTATTCCGGTAAAAGATAAATCATTGATACTATATAATAGGTTTTATAAAAAAGTTTTACTAAAAATATTCGAAATTTAGTATAGTATATATAATGACTCATACCCTTTAAAAAGGGGTTTTATAATTTAAAGTCCATGTAAATAAATTGTTATAATAAATAAATGTGGAACTATAGATAATAAATTGAATTATATAATAATTCATAATTACAGTAGTATTTTGGTAAATAAATACCAAGTAATAATTTAAACCTATGTATATTATACATAATGGATAATATCAGAAATTTTGGGTTAAACATACTTGAATCACTGGGTGTTAATAATTATGATAAAATTACAAATAATATTTATTTAGGTAACTATAAATCCTCTAAAAGAAAAATAATTGATATGGAGAAGTTTGATGTTATTGTTAACTGTACAGCTACACTACCATTTCATGATAATAAAACCTATAATCATAGATTACGTGTTCATGATAACCTGACAACTATTTCAAATATAGAACTCTTTCAAAATATTATGCGTATACTTCCAATAATTCATAATCATGTGAAAAATAATAGAAAAATTTTGATACATTGTAAAGCGGGAATGCAGCGTTCAGTCACACTTGTTGTAGCTTACCTTGTTAAATATCATAAACTCAATATTGAACAAGCAAAGAGTTATGTTAAATCTAAAAGATCGGTCGCATACATGACTGGTTCAAATTTTAATCTATGCCTTGTAATGTTAGATAAAAATCTTTAAATATTCCATTATTATTTAAAGCCTATTCAATAATTATTCTTAATGTATACTGAAGAATTTCCTCATATTCCTACACTTAATCTAACCATTTCTCACATGAGCATAGAAGAAATAGATGTATCTAAATTTAAGCTTGATTCTGAATTAATTAATTTGCCACTTACACCTATATATGTTCTTTTTATATGTACGTTTGTTTTAGTATTAATACAAACTGTTATGATGTTTTTATTCTTTTTCTCTTACAAAAAAGAAAAGGGAAATAGACTTCTTTTTGGATAAAATGATTATTTACTCTCTAATTATAAATTGTAAATTAATATAATATTTATTTATATTAACTTACTATGGATATAATACATTTTAGAGAAGAAAAAATTGTCAGAGGGAAAAAAGTAACATTTCTTTTTTTTAATTCATTACAAAAAGATTTGTATAATCCACATTATTTGAGATTGATAAAAGATACTCCTATTAATCAAATAGATAGATTTGTAGAGAAACACTACTTAGTTGATACTCATGGAAATCAATATAGATTAAAGCAATCGGCTGTTCTTAAGCCTACAGCACTTAATTCTAAAATAACTCTAAAAGAAGAAAATCATAGCTATTTTTTTTTTAAATCTCATAAAGATAAATTTATGATTAATAATAGTTTTCCTACTGACACCGAATTAACTAAAGATTTTATTAAAACACATTTATCAAAACTAGATATAATGGTAAAACTTGTAAATCAACCCAGAGTTATTTGGAATATTACTAATATAGTAAATGAAGAATTTTTTGCTATAGCACTAGTTGATAATGAGATTGTAGCTAAGATTAATTGCCAAACACTTAAAGATACTGAACCAGAGGAATATTTTAGAGATAAACAAATTATGTTTCCTAAAATGAATTTATATATATCTAATGTAGATGTTAAATCAGATTTTCAAGGACAAGGATTATGTAAACCAATAACATCATACATGATTAAACATTTAAAAAGACTTGGATTTGACATGTTATTTATAGAAAATGCTTCTAATACAAGAGGCGGAGTTCCAGCCTGTATATGTTATTATAAAGCAGGTATTGAAAATAATTATAATATGAGTTATAAAGATCGCTATGATAAATTAAACCCTTTTAGAAAAATGCGTATGAGTGATTGTTTTGGACCAAATGCTGCTTCTCCAAGCACATATTACTATGTATCAGATAAATATAATCAAAGTGGAAAAGAAAAATTAAGACGAGCTGTTCGTAAAATGAGGTTGATATAAGTTAATTTTCAAATCTCTTTATTATCATTTTTCTTCCAAACTGGTAATATGGACTGTAACTATAATTTCTCCAATATCTTTTTATGATATTGGTTTTAATAATACGATTTCTTTCTTTTTTAATCCATCTTTCTTTGGCATAATTCATCTCATTATTACTAATATTAATCCACCTCCATTCAATCCCAGGATTACTCATGATTATATCAAAATCAATATCTTGATTATATGAAATCCACCACCATTCCCAATCAATCTCTCTATTATTTTTAATATCATTCCATCTAATATTTTTATTCATCGATAATCCTTCGACAGACCAATTAAACCCCGGATTATTTTTAAAATCTTTAAAAGTAATACCGTTATTACTTGAAATACCATGCATATTCCATTTATATTGGGGGTTATTTTTAAGAATATCTATTGTTAAAGCAACATTGTGTGATATATGATTAAAATTCCATGGAAGATCTCTATGATTTTCTATGTCATTCCACGTAATCGATTTATTATAGTCAAAAAAATGATCCATGTCCCAATCATCTGATGGATTATTTAATATGTAATCTATATTTATCTTTTTATTACATGATAAATATTGCCATTGCCAATCAAGATTTGAATTTTCCATAATTTCATTAGGAGTAGCATTTATATTTAACGATAAACAGTCCCAATTCCAGTTTTCATCTATATTTTTTTTAACAAAATCAATTGTCATGTTAGAGTTATTACTTAACGCCCAAAAATTCCATGGTTTTGTAGGGTTATTTTCAATATCACTTACAGTAATATTATCGTTTTGTGATAAACATGCCCAATCCCAAAAACTATCCTCTTTTTTTAAAACATGCTCCCATGAAATATTTGTATTAAGAGAATAAACTTTATCACATGTATCCCATGGTAAATCAGGATTATCATTAATCATATCAAAGGTTAAATTTGGATTTGTAGCAATGTATTTCCAAAACCAAGAACAGTTCATATTATTTTTAATAAAACTAAACCATTTATTCCTCCATTCAATATCGAGTTTGTTATAACTCATTAAGCTATATTAATTATCGCGGTGTATGTTTAAATATTTAAAATATTACTTAAATTTTATATTAAAATATGAATGAAACTTATTCAATTTAATAAACCAGATATTAATATTGAATTTTATGACTATGATAAAAAAATAAATAAAAATTGCTAAGAGTAAACATTATACTTTATCACAACTACATAATATAACTCAAGCAAATAGCTTCTGTTTGTAATTATATATTAGATTTTAATATATAACTACTCTGTATTAGATAACTGATATGTGTTAAAAAAGTGCATTAGTTCTGTTCTTTCTTGTGGATTAAGTAGGCCGAGTGATATTTTAAATAAACTATTTCCATCGGACAACTGCATTGCATCAATTTGTCCTAAAATATTGTTTACACTTTGCTCATCTTTGTTTTTAAGATTAAAATGTCTTTTCATAATATTTTTATAGTAGTCTTGGTATCCATACATTGTAGGTACATCCCGGTTAAGAAATCGAATTATATAATTAACTAACCAATCATAAATTTCACTTGGCCTATGTTTCCATGTTTCCATATATAGATTTACTGCTTCTTCATTGGTTTTACAAAAAGATTTGATATCATCACATAGTTTTTTTGGTTGACAAGTGCCTATGTAACCACCGATGATAATTTGAACTTCGTTGGGGAGTGTTTTCATAAGATTATGCATCTTGAGGCTTGGATTGATAAAGAGTTGAGATTTTCTTTTTATTCAAATTTTTATTTTTTTATAGATACAAGTTCGCTTAACACTGTTTCTCTAAACTCAGTCTTTTTAAAGTATTCATATAAAATTGTATAGAATTTATAGTATTCACAAAAAGGTGTATCACAACATCCATTAGGAACAACTATTTCACTTTCTTTATTTCCTAACGCATACTCAATACTATCCAAAAAGATATTTACAAAAATTTCTGGCTCAAGATCAAGGGTGCTTCTTCTTGCTCTACCTACTTCAGTTTTTTTGTATAATGGATAACAGGTTTTAAATAATTTATTAATAGTATCTTTATCTATTGTTTTTGCTATATAGGAACTAAGCATAGGAAATTTGTGAAAACATATAGGCGTGTTTATAGAATTGTTTAAATGTGTTTTTAGTATTACTTTCAATACAATGTCGATGTCAAATCTTTTAGGCATAATATTATATTGTCAATTAACTTTAAAATAAAAATAGTTATTTTGATGTTTATTTTAAAGTTTAAAATTTAGTACCTATATCTTTTACAATTGTTGTTATTTCAGATATAATGCCTTCATGCTGACTGATAAATGGAGCAGAACCTTTTGCCTCTGGAAGTGAATAATGAACAGCATGACCTTTTACCTTTGAACCATCAGGAAGCGTCAA